CGAGAAGTGGCCCGGCAGTTTCCATATTGCTCGATTTACTGGTCCTGACTATTTTGCATCTGGGGGTGTTGTTCGATTTGCTTGTGGTAATGGGCATCCTTGTGACCCATCTATTTACTCAATTAACTACTATCCTGATAATAGCTGTCCTTCAGATTTAAATGAAGATGGTATTGTAGGATTTGAAGATATTTTACAAGTGCTCAGCGATGTTGCTGGGTTCAAATATCATCCACAGACTAACAATGGATTCAATGCCATTGTTAAGGTTCTGTCAGAATGGGGAGAGTGTAGTGAGTGATTTATATGATCCAAGAGTCTCTTTATTAAGAGGCATTGAGGAAGCTCTTAGGAGCAATGCAGGTGGTGTAAGAAATGCACATCCTTGGATTGTCCCTTTGTGGACAGCCTTAAATGATACAAGATCTTTAGTTGAGCAGTTAGAACTTGAACTTGAAGGGTTTAAAGCTCAAATTGAAGAACTTAAGAAGCCCAAGGTTGGAAGACCAAAGAAGAAGACAAATGCAAAAGAGACTGATTCTGGGGTTCTGGAAACCTGAATCTTTTGTAGATCATTGGTATATCTCTTTAGCCTCACCTAAGTATGCTCATTGTGCGATACTATTGGGTCACTGGTACTTAGGCACTTGGCCTGAAGGGAATGCTTGGGTTTCTTTGAAAGATCCAAATACCGAGGAGAGATTTAGAAAGCCCGATGTGGCTTTTGATTTTGGGCCTACGGATAAAGAGATTGATGATTATAAATATCTTGAATCTACGCGTCTACCTGTAATAGATACACTGCTGTTTAATATTATTAGAGAATCTACAGGACACGCACTTTATCCTAAGCCTCAAAATAACTGTGTGCATTGTTGCAGGCAGGTACTTGGATTATGGGATGATGATATTCAAACTCCAGATGAATTGTACGAAAGAGTAATAAATGAAAAAACAAGAATGGCCTCACATCGACAAGAGGCTGATTGAGATTCTAGAAGAAAAATTTGCAATTACAGATAAAGATTTAACCAAGAATGAAGGCGAACGATTTCATTTAGCAGGTCAACGATCTGTAGTTGCATTGCTTCAAAATCAACTTGAAATACAGAAAAAGAAATGAGGTTATGCTATGGCATATGGTGATCCAATGTACGACCGAGATGGCAACATCGTTGGTTATGAAGGTATGGAAGCAGAAGAAGTTGGCATGACAGATGCAATGGGAAATATTAGAATCCCAGGTCCTGAAATGTTAGATCCTGATGCTATTGATACTAGCGATATTTTAGATGAAGATGCTTTAAGAGCAGAAGCTTTAGAAGTTTCGCAGTTCTTGGCTGAACAATTAAAAGCTGAGAGAAGTCGCAAAAAAGGCGCAGCAAAAGCAGCAAAACGTCTTCAAGATAAAAAGGCTAAGGAAGCTGCAGGTAAAGCTGAGATTCAAAGAATTAATAAAGAACGACAGCAAGAAGTTGCAAAGATGTCTAGAGGCCAAGCTATGAGAAAAGAAATGCTTGATCGTAGAGGCAAAGGCGGTAGACGAGGCCGTATGTTTAGGCGATTAAGTGCATTTAGAATTCCAGATGGTTCAGGTTTGCCCGGACAAGGCGGACAAGGAACCATGTTTAACTGAGGTACTATAAATGGAGATGGCAGAAAAATCTATTGAGGATCGTTTCTTCGCATTCGATTCACTTCGTACAGCAAAGCTAGACAGAGCTAGGGGTTGTTCTGCCTTAACATTGCCTGAGTTATTGCCACCTGTTGGCTACTCTGAGACTGAACAACTGGTTACTCCTTATTCTAGTATTCCTGCTAGAGGAGTTAACGCATTAGCATCTCGTATTATGAGTGCTCTTTTGCCTCTTAATGATTTGCCCTTCTTTAGGTTCTTTCCAAAGACTGGTGAATATCCTCCCTTAGAAACTCAAGAATATCTTGAATCTATGGCTTCAAAGCTACATAAAAAATTAAATAGCAAGAATCTTAGAGAAGCTATTTATCAGGCTTTACAACAACTGTTGGTGCTTGGTGATGCTTTACTTATTCTTGAAGATGATATGGTTTTTAGAACAGTAAGGTTAGATCATTACGTTGTTAAACGAAACCATAGGGGTGAGGTTATTGAGATTATTTACTTAGAACATGCAGCAAAAGCTAGCAAGACTAGTGCCATGGATGACTCCTATAACCCCGGTGTTGTATATCCAACTGCAGTTTCTAAAAAAGGATATGATACTATCTTTAATAGATTGGTATGGAACGATGAAGCTAAGCATTGGGAAGTCAGTGTTGAAAAGGGTAAAGAGATTATCTCTGAAGGTATCTACAAGGTACTCCCGGTTATCGCGTTGCGTTGGCAGTCTGTAACCAATGAGAACTATGGTCGATCTCATGTTGAAATGAATATCGGTGATGTTAAGTCCTTAGAGTCTTACACTGCAGCTCTTATTGAAGGTCTGTCTGCAAGCTCTGCATTCTGGATGGCTGTAGACCCTTCAGGGATTACAGCTCTAGATGATATCTCTAGTCAATCAAATGGTACATGGGTTTCAGCAAGGCAACAGGACGTATTTGCCATTACGCCCTCTAGCACCATGAACCCTCAAGTATCTTTGAGTATGCAGGCTGTAGAAACTATGCGTAAAGAGGTAGCTCAAAGCTTCCTTATGTCTGGTAGTGCTATTCCATCTGGAGATAGAGTTACGGCTACTGCAGTGCGTATGATTGGACAAGAGTTAGAGCAAGTATTAGGTGGTGTATTCTCATCTATTGCTAGAGACTTATTAGTTCCAATCGTAAAAAGAACCTTCTACTTAATGGTAGATAATAAAGAAGTGGATGAACGCTTAGTGTCTGAGTTCCAAGACGAAGACTCAGGTGTTCTGTCTGTTGATATTGTTACTGGACTGCAGGCTCTTAGTAGAGAGTCTGACAGAGAACGTCTCATGGCTATGGGCGAAATGATTCGCAACTTACCACAAGAGGCTGTGCAAAACTTTAAGTTTGATGAGTATGCTAGAGCTCTGATTACAAGCCTTGGCTTTGATCCAAGAAACTGGGTTAAGAGTGCTGATGAGCTTGAAGAAGAGAAAGAAATGGCTATGGCTGATCAAGCTAAGATGCAAGCCGTAAATGCTATGACCACTGCTCATGCTCAGAATAGTGCAGTAGCAATGCAACAACAAGGCCAACCCGCAGCAGCTCAACAAGTTAATGAAGCTGTTCAACAAATGATGTAACCAAGGAGATAATACATGGAAGAAAATACACAAGCACCACAACCAACTGAATCAGTTCAACCTGGCATTGAACAACAAGTTCAAGCACCTAATACTGACCAACAAGCTACAGCACCTCCTCAATTAAGTGCTGAAGCTCAGCAGTATAACTATGAGCGAGAGATGTTTGTTAAGGGTGCTCAGGGCAGTATGGATTTGCCCGGAAACTTTAAAGACTTTGGAGACTACTTTGATTCATTAAAGGAAGCTCAAGGTCAATATACACAAGCTAGACAAGAGATCTCAGCATTAAAAGCCCAGATGGCTACTGATGCTTTAGCTCAACCCGCACCTGAAGTTCAGGAAGGTGAGCAAGGATCTTATGATGGCTTCTTAAATATTCCAGACCCAGCTGAAGTTCTTAAGGCTAAGGCTCTGGAAGACTTACAATATGCTTCTCAACCTAGAGAAGTTACTCAAGAGATGACTGATGCATGGTCGCAAGAATATGTGCAGAATCAAGGACAGTTTACGTCTGAAACTCTTGAGGCGATTAAACAATCATTTCCCGGTGTAAGTGATGATATGATTTACACCTTTTATCAGGGCATGAAATCTATTGAGCAACAGAATGTTAATAAGGCAGTAGAAGTTGCAGGTAGTCCTGATAAGTTAAAGGAAGTTATTGCTTGGGCAGCGGACAATTTAAGTGCTGAAGAAAGAGTTGCAACTAATGAAGCACTTCAAGGTCCCGGTTCTGAGTATGTACTTCGTGGTTTAATGGCACGTTATGAGGCTGATTCAGTCTCTATGCGGGCTGAAGAACCACAACAAGTCCCCGGCAGAGTTGCTAATGCAAGTGCTGTTGAGGCAATCCAAGGATTTGTTAATCCACAAGAAATGAATGCTGCTATGAGGGATTCGCGATACGTTCAAGATCCTGAGTATAGAGCCTTTGTTTCTCAAAGGTTAGCAAGGACTTCTTGGTTAACTAATGGCGGTAGTTGAGCCACCGCCAACTCGGACGAGTTATAACAAGACTAGAAACTAGTGATTAGTATTCAAGATGTTACGATATAACAACTCCCCCGGGTAAAGCTGACTCCCCTTGAGGGAACAATCAAGCTCTGGGTTTATGTATTTGGCTCATGCTAATTATTTAAACCTAAAAAGGAAAATTAAAATGCCAACTTTTTCTAGTGATCATTCACAACCTAACCTCAATCTTGTTAGATGGGGTGCGAAATCTGGAGATGCTACAGCTGCTATTAAGCAAATCGGTTTAGAAGCCGGAATCGGAGATATGAATCTCTGGCTTAATACTTGGGCTGGTGAAGTTCTTCATGCTTATGATGCTTACAATATCTTTGAAAGCTTAGTCGATCAAAGAACCATTGACTCTGGTACTACCATTGAATTCCCAGTGACCGGTACTATTGCTCTTAATGAAGCTTGGGAATCAGGCGAAGAGCTTTCAGGTGGCGGTACAACGACCTCTACCTTTACGATCTCATTAGACCGTAGACCTATCGCTGCTCACTTCGAGCTCGATAACATTGACCTGATGCGTGAGCAGTTCGAATTCCGATCTGAGCTCGCTCGTCAAGCTGGTCTTACGCTTGCTAATGAAAGAGATCGTCAGATTGCTCGTCTTCTTCACAGCTGTTCTGTTGAGGGCTCTAGAGTCCACAACAGAGAAGGTGAAACTCCTACTGCTGATCTGGATACTTCAGGTGTCTTTGAAGGCATGGATACCCGCTACAGCGGTCGTATCTATAATGCTGATGGTAGTACTAACTTTGATGATTTAAGTGGCGAAAAACAAGGCCTCTTTGTTCTTGCTGCTATTGAGAAAGAAATGGTCAAGTACAAGGAATTAGATATTCCTGATACTGGCTTAGTTGCGGTAATCCCTCCTGCGGTCTTTAACGAGATTCGTAGATTAGGTATTGCTCATGTTTCTCATGGTGGACCAACTGGTACTGGCACTGCCTTTAATCAAGGTGGATATAGCGATCCTCTGTTTATGGGCATTGCTCAAGCTACTAGCATGAGCTCTACCCTTGACTACATGGGTTGCACCATCATGGCTTCTAACCATATTTCTCAGCCACAAGGTAACTACGTTGCTGGTGATGCTAATTACCAAATTCCATTAAGCCCATTCATTAACCCTGCTGATGGTGATGATCAAGCTGATGCAAACCGAGCACTTCAAGGTAACTTTAGAGGAGCTATCTTCTCTAGAGGTGCTGTTGCTTCGGTTCGTAAACAAGGTCTGAAGGTTGATACCGTTGAAGATGTTCGTAGAAATACCGTGTTTACGGTTGCTTCCACCTACATGGGTGGCGGCATTCTGCGTCCTGAACTCTGCGCTTCTATTTGGAACTTAGCTGGTGTAACAACCGATGGTAATGATGGAACTGCTAACAACGGTTTTGATAACCGCGCCTCAAGACAAGCGTTTAACGCTGGTACTGACGTTCAGATTTCGGTCTGATACATTTTAATTCCAATCCCCTTGGCTTAACGGCTAAGGGGATTATTTTTTATTTTACTATTTAAAGAGAGGTACATATGTCCGCAACAGATAGCTTAACTGAATTAGAAGCTGTAAACTACATGTTAATTAGTGCTGGTGAACAGCCAGTAGCAGCGTTAGGAACAGCCGATCAAGGTACTGACACTGTTACTGCACAATTTATCCTCAATGATGTTGTTACTAAAGAGTTTCAAGAGAGAGGACTTGATGAGAATGTCTATGAAACCATCATTGCTGCAGCAGGAGATAACACAGTGTCTCTGCCAGCAGGAACAATTGATGTGTATCTTAGAGACTTGCTTGAGGTTACTGACTCAAGTGGTGAGAATAAAGGGCAGATGAATGTCACTGTTCGTGATGGTAAACTTTTTAATGTAACTTCTCAGACCAATGACTTTAGTGCCTATACTAGCAAGGTTACTGGTCAAGGTGGGTTTAGATTGGTTGTAAAGGTGTATCTTCCTTTTACTAGTCTTAATGTTGCTACTAGACGCATGATTATGGAAGAGTCTGCAAGGCGGTATCAAATGCTTACTCAAGGTGCTAGTAACGTTGATGCTATGCTTAGCGGTAGAGCACAACTTTCTAGAGCTCAGGGTAGATCTAATGATACAAATAACAAGGGTAGAAACCTTTTTGATGGCAGCGATTACAATAGATTCTTTGCTGTTAATAGAACCTTCTTCCCTAAATACGGTAGTCATTTATCTGATTATGTGAGGAGAGGATAATGCCTACACAAAAGACAACAATTAAGATGCCCTCATTCTCTGGGGGTGTGGCAAAGACTGCTCCCAGTAAAAGAAGACCTGACCAAGTAGAGGAAGCTGATAACGTATTCTTATCCCTCGAACGAAGCAGTGAGAAGAGACATGGTACTACCTTTGTGCAAAGCGATAGCAGAACTGGTGGAGACTTAAACATTACTGAGCCTACGGCAGGTGAGTTAGTCATTGAAAATTTTAGATTAGATAAAGACAATAGCATTTTTGTTGTCATTAATCCAGCTGCAGCTGCAGCTAATATTGTTCAGTTATTCAATATGCAGACAGGCAATAAGATTACCGCCTCTTCTTTGAATGATACTAATGGTAATATGACTAAGTTAAAGACCTATTTAAACATTGGATCTGGAGCTTACAGTGATAAGATTAAAGTTCTTAGAGTTCAAGACTCTCTTGTTATTCTTAACACTGAAGCTGAAGCTAAGTTTAAGTTAACAGATGAAGGTCAAGAGTTAACCTATGAGGCTTTAGATAGATTTACTAGTAGATTTGCTGGAAATTTTGCTGGTACAACTTCTAAAACTCTACTTTTTAATGGAACACCTCCTTTTGAGGGGACTGCATCACCCTTTATGTATCACGGTGCTGATGATGCTAGTCAAGATTCTTCAGCTGATGATAGAAGATTTTATGAATATAATTTTTCTAATGCGTTAAATATTAGACAAGCATTGGGCAGAAAAATTTATAAAGCAGACACTGGGGTAAATCAAGCTGCTACAGGTACTAACTCAACGCCAGCAGATACTGCACCAGATGTAGGTGATATAGATCGCACTGAATATCCTTATGGCCTTTTTCCTCTTTATAAATTAATTAGTCGTTATGATTCTAGATTTACTCAAACTAATTTTTCACGTTCTGGAGGAACAATTTCTGAAACTGAACAAGGGAAAATAGATTACTGGGAAGAATTTGGATATGTTCCATCTGATAATAGAGATAGAACTTATAACGCTACTTTTGCTAGTATTGCTGATAATCAAAACTCAGTTAGTGTAGGGAAGTACTCAGATTTAGGCGGTAGTCCTGATGCTTTACGCTTTAGTACTTCTATTAGCTCTAGTTTTATTGAAGGTATTACTACTTCTAATTGGCCTGTAACTCGAACACCTTTTGTTCGTAATAAAAGTGCAGTTAGAAATGCCATGAAAGCTTTACATAGCGAAGGTGTAGACGATGTTACTTGGGTCTTTCGAGATGGAGAATCTCTAGACTATAAACAACGATTTGGAGCTTATTATCTATTAGGAAACCCTGCTGATGGTGATGGGTTTATCTTTAATATTAGAGAAAAAAGTGGACCTTTTCCCTCGGGGTTTTATAGAACTATTTCAACTCCTATTGATTATGATTTATACGGAGGAGAAGAAGGTAAGATTATTGAAAGATTTAAAAGAAAAGGTGTAGAAGATGATGCAGACGCTGATCATGGAGTACCTGTATATCAAGAAATTACGCCTACTCCTGCTCCTAGAATTGCCGATACAAATGCTTATCCCGAATTTACCTTAACAAATTTTCAAGGTGCAGCTCCATATTATCAAAGAATTAGAACACCAGAATTAGGATCTGTATTTGATAGAACTACTATGCCTCATTTAATTGCATGGAATGGCAGTGTTTCTAGTCCTGACTTTTTAGTTTCAGAAAGTCCTTGGACTCCTAGATTATCAGGAAATAAGTTTAATT